GCAAGAATCATGTATTTGGTCAATCCCACTTCTACTGGATATAAGGAGTATTTAGGTGAAGATGAAGATTCAGAAGCACCGAAAAATTTTGTTCCAACTCATTTTCACAAAACCAACCTAGGTAGTAAAGATCCGTTAATGATGACTGAGCCCGGTGTATTTTGGAGTAAGTCTGGTGGTAATATCACACGATTTGTCCCAAAAGATTGGGATCCTGTAGCTTCTACTAAACCTGGTTTAGATAATCGTTTAAGTGTTGATGGAGAAATTGTTGACGGTCAATATATGGAATATCCAAGTGGTAAGACATGGAAAGATGGATTTAAGCTCAATGCTGTAGATGCACAAGATGCACAAGATGTGGGTAGTGCAACAAAAGGACCCGGTTCAGTAGAAAAAGACGCAATTGGTAAAGCTAATGATGATGCTACTGGTACTGATGCTGCTGTAGCAAAAAATTTAGCAGCAGGTCCTGGTGGATATAAAGGTGATACAACTGTAGATAAAGATAAAACTCTAGATATTAAGAAAGCAACTGAGCCAGGTGGAAATATAGATGATAAAACTCTAGATATTAAGAAAGCAACTGAGCCAGGTGTTGGAGCAAGTGTTGCAGGTGCAGCAGCAGCCGGAGCCGTTGCAGCCAAACCAAGTGATGCTAAACCAAGCATACCAGCAAATGCTGAAAAACTCAAAACAGATCAGGCTAGATTTAAAAAGTTATTAGATGCGATTACAGAAAAGCTTGACGGTGGTATGAAATTTATGAGTGCTACAGCTAGTAAACCCGGTGCACCTGCTCAAACTAGTTCTACCCCAGCAGGTCAACCTCCTGTACAAACGAAACCAGCTGATCAACCTAGTGCCTCTGAAAAAGCAGGTAAATTTCTTCAGGGTGCTGCCGGTGGTGCTAAACAATCAGTGAGTGATTTTATGAAGGGTCTAACTACAGAAGATGTTGAATTAGAATCAATGAAGAGGCTTATTAACCATAAACGATAATATGAACGATTCACTTAAAAATTCATTAGATAAGCTTCGTTTGATTGAAGATGCTGCAGGAGATGTTAGAGATGTAGCAGGCACTGCTACTACTGGCGGCCTTGCTACAAAAGTTGGTGGTAGTTTATTAAACAAAACCGGACTAGCTACTGCTGGTAAAATAGCAGGAAAGGCTGCTAAATTTGTTCCATATGCAGGTGCAGTTTATAGTGCTGCTGATGCGGTAAATAGAGCGCAATTGGGTGATACGACAGGAGCCGCATTGTCAGGTGCAGGTGCCATACCATTCATAGGTATTCCAGCAATAGCAGCACAAGCTATAAGAGACAAATACAAGACTGGTAGTTGGATGCCAGATGATGAGGAAATTGCAAAAGCATATGGTACATCAACTCAACCATCGGTGCAAACTCAACCATCGGTGCAAACTCAACCATCGGTGCAAACTCAACCAAAGATAACACCAGATGCACAACCGACAACAAAACCTGCAACTGTTCCAACAACCAAACTAAAATTTGATCCAAAAGTAAAAGCCATACAAGATAAAATACTTGCTAAAGATCCTAATGCATTGCCAAAGTATGGTGCAGATGGTAAGTTGGGTCAAGAAACTCAAACAGCTATGAAAAGACTTGGAATCACAGCGGAATCACAAAATAAAGGAATTGCCATGCATGACTCAACTAAATTAAAAGAATTGAAATCTCGTCTAAATCATCTAGAAGAAAATAATCAACAACTAGATGAAGGACCTCTTGGAAGGCTCGTTGGTAAGATTGGTAGTAAATTTTTAGCAAGAAAAGCAGCAGCAAGAGCAACACAAAGAGCAGCAGGCGGTATAGCTGGAACAGCAGCAAAATCAAATTTTAATGCAGCAGCAAGACAAGCAGCAAGAAATGCACAAAATTTGTCTAGAAGCCAAAGAATTGCAGCAGCAAAAGCATTAAGAATAGCAGCAAGATCACCTGCAGGTGCAGCAAAAGTACTTGATGCTGCTAAAAATATTCCATGGTTAAAAACTGCGCTAACCGCTGCAGGATTAATATATGCCGGAATAACGGCATATGACCTTTATAAGTCTCTAACTACGCCAGAGGAACCCAAAGAACCTTTGGGTTCGCTGATCGACGGCCCAATGACACCACCTGGTGAAGCACCACCCGCTAAAACTCAACCCGATGAAAAACCAAGCGGTGCCGCTGATGATGCAAAGGTCGCAAGTACTGATCCTACTGATGTTCTTGGTCAAGATGCCAAAGAGAAAGGCTTTAACTCAGGTGAACTACAAGGATTGATGCAAAAAGCTATTGATGAATTGAATTCTCTTGCTAAAGACCTAGAATCTGAAAAAGATCCAATGTCAATATCACTATTAGGCGAATACAATGGATTACTAAAACGCTTAGAAAAAGCAGGTTTTAAACCTAATTTAGCTTTATCAGAATCTCTTGAAGAGGTTCACAAAAGATTGGTAATCGCCCGTAGCAGAAAAATCTAATATTACCCGTGCCATGCGCCTTGGAAACAATGGCGCATCTCATGCCCTAAACTATGCATCGAGGTAGTCAAATGAGTTACTACAATACATTCGGTGTTCTTGTCATCATTAAAACTACAGGCTTTGATAGAATACTGAATAGGAGGATGACCCCGGCGAACATTCTCCGCACTACAAACACCCTGGACATCAGTAACCCGTCTCCATTCTACACGCATTCTATTGGTCTCAACTTTCCGGGCATCAAATAAAGTATGAGGATTATCCCAATCAAAATTGGCAGATGCCCCAGCTACGACACCTAGACCAAATATTGCTGCTATAATTAATTTTTTCATAGTAAAAATACCATTTAAGTCACAACAGTATTTATTCTACACAGGTTGGGTATTATTGTCAAATCCGTTGTAGAAAAACAACATAGGGAAAATATCAAAAAAACATAGGAAAAAACGCATTTTCCCATAATGGTGATAAATACACTTGACGAATCGCTGTAAGTAGTTTATACTTATGATTCGTTAGTCACAGTGGCATGTGGCGAATAGTAAACTATAGAGACCATCTCAATTTTTTAAGGAGTAAATTAAAATGGCAAGCCTCGCAGATATTCGTGCCCGTATCGCAGCACAAGATAATAAAACTCAACGCACCCCAGGTGCTCAATCAGATAATTCAATCTACCCTCATTGGAATATGGAAGAAGGTACAATCGCTACCATTCGCTTCCTACCAGATGGTAATGCATCAAATACTTTTTTCTGGGCTGAACGACAAATCATCAAACTACCATTCAATGGCGTAAAAGGTAATCCTGAGGCTAAACGGGTAGAAGTTCAAGTCCCATGCATGGAAATGTATGGTGATAGTTGCCCAGTACTCGCTGAGGTTCGTCCATGGTATAAAGACGAAACTCTTAAAGAAATGGCTAACAAATATTGGAAGAAACGCTCATATCTGTTTCAAGGGTTTGTTCGTCAAAATCCAATCGGTGAAGATAAAGCTCCTGCAAATCCAATTCGTAGGTTTGTTATCTCTCCACAAATCTTTACTATCATCAAATCAAGCTTGATGGATCCTGAAATGGAAGAATTGCCCACTGATTATATGCGTGGTCTTGACTTCAATATCAAGAAAAATAGTAAGGGTGGTTATGCTGATTACTCTACATCAAATTGGGCCCGTAAAGAATCCCCGCTTACTGAAGCAGAACAACAAGCTATCGAGGCACATGGCTTATTCAATCTAGCTGAGTTCTTGCCTAAAAAGCCAAACGAAGCTGAACTCCGTATCATCAAAGAAATGTTTGAAGCATCTGTAGATGGTCAGGCATATGATGTTGAACGATGGGGCAGCTACTATCGTCCATATGGAATTGATGCTCCTCAAAATTCATCTTCTACTTCTCCTCAACAAGAATCTACTTATTCTCCTAAGGTAGAATCTTTTGATGAAGATGAAGTCGCAGCAGCCGAACCAGTAAAGGTTCCTCCTGCTGCTGTCTCTAGCGACAAGGCTCAAGACATTTTAGCACTAATTCGTGCTCGCCAAAATAAAGGAGCTTAAAGGCATTGGGGGACTAACCTCCCCCTCTTTAGGAAAACATCAATGACAACCACAGAAGAAAGATATCGGGCCATAAAGGCAAGTAAGAAACTATTAGAAGAACTATGCGACCCAGGTCGTACTCCCAGAGTTCCTAGTTTGATCAGAGACCGAGCAAGATCGGCTCTCAAACACTTTCCTACGGATTGGGAAATAGATAACATTGCCGATCAATGCCCCGAATACCTTGACAAACAATCTACAACTATATACAATAACGGATTGTTACATCGCTAAAATAAGGATAATAGAAATGGCAACAGCAAAACAAGTAAACAATCTATGCGATAAACTGGTAAAAGTAAATGAATCTTTTACCATCAATATGTACGACAACGGCTTTATGATTGAAGTTAGTGGTCGTAATAAAAAAGGTGATTACACCAGTGCTAAAATCATGTGTTCAAATGTAGACCAACTTGTAGCACTAGTAAATGAAGCCTGTACAATGGAGCGTGATAGCTAAAATGGCAAAACCATTCGATATCGCAAAATTTCGTAAAGAAATCACTAAATCCATCGACGGTCTTAGCATTGGATTCAACGATCCAACTGATTGGATCTCTACCGGTAACTATGCACTTAACTATCTAATCTCAGGTGACTTCAATAAAGGAGTACCTCTTGGTAAGGTTACTGTATTTGCAGGAGAATCAGGATCAGGAAAAAGTTTTATCTGCTCAGGAAACTTGGTCCGTCATGCACAAAAACAAGGTATCTTTGTAGTGCTAGTTGATAGCGAAAACGCCCTCGACGAAGCATGGCTACATGCTCTTGGTGTAGACACAGATGAAACTAAATTGCTTAAATTGAATATGGCTATGATTGATGATGTAGCTAAAACAATTAGCAAATTTATGGCAGATTACAAAACTCTTCCCGCAGAGGATAAACCTAAAGTATTGTTTGTGATTGATTCATTAGGTATGTTACTCACACCAACTGATGTTAATCAATTTGACGCCGGTGACATGAAAGGTGATATGGGTCGTAAACCCAAAGCATTGACCGCATTGGTCCGTAATTGCGTTAATATGTTTGGTAATCATAATGTTGGATTGGTAGCTACTAACCATACCTATGCAAGTCAAGACATGTTTGACCCAGATGATAAAATCTCTGGTGGTCAAGGATTCGTCTATGCATCAAGTATCGTAGTTGCTATGAAAAAGCTCAAACTCAAAGAAGATGAGGATGGTAATAAGGTAAGTGAGGTACGAGGTATCCGTAGTGCTTGTAAGATCATGAAAACTCGCTATGCAAAACCATTTGAAAGTGTTCAGGTTAAGATTCCCTATGAGACTGGAATGAGTCCTTATTCTGGTTTATTAGACTTATTTGAAAAATCAGGTATGCTAAATAAAGAAGGTAATCGTTTGGTATACACTACTCTTGATGGGGAAGTAATTAAACTTTTCCGTAAAGGTTGGGAATCTAATGATGATAATTGTTTGGATAAAGTAATGGTCGAATTCCGTGAAAAATCTCAAAATAAAATAAGTACAATATCATCTGAAGAAGAAACATCTGAATGAATATTTAGATAAATTCTCATCCGATTTTGATGATGCACCAGTTGTTGCCAAAATAAAAGATTACTTTAATTTTTAGGAAAACTATTACTATGATTTTGGATACTGTTTCAGCAGTTTGGGAAGCATTGCTCCCACATATAGATTTAAATGAAAGAAAATATGCAGCAACTTCTTTAGTTGATTTTTTAATTGATAGTGACTATCAACCAGATGAAATCCTAGAACATTTTCAGGGTAATACTGAATTAACTACAGCATTAAAAGGGTGGACTGATCAATATGGTGATGATAATGATCCATATGATGATTCTTATGACGAAGATGAAGATGATGACAACTGGTGATAAATGAATTGGTACACAAAAGTATCTAATGATATATCGGTAACACCAGATTTTATAACATATTACGAATCTGAATTACTTTCAGCTAAACAGGATGTTAAGATATGGGGAAATGTTGAAAAGAACATTTCCGCATTACCTGGCATTACCGAATACCGTTTCAACCAACTACAGGAAATCGAAGCGGTATTAAACTTTTTCAATATTCAATTGAGGAAGATTCGCCGGAAACATTTTCAAAAATATTTAGAAGCGTATAATAGAGCATTGACTAGCCGTGATGCTGAAAAATATACCGATGGCGAAGATGA